CTTCTTTAGCTTCAATCTTATCTATTTCAGCCATAATCTTCTTTATCTTCTTAATTAACTTTTTCACTATCTTTTCTTTTTCTTCTTATTTTTCTTTTTATTTTTCTTCTTAGCTTTTTTCTTTTTAGCCATGCTTTCCTCCTGTTCTATAAGTCGAAGCTTGTTGTATTGTTCTTCACTAATATCGTCAACACCGAACTCCGCTTCATCCATTAATCTAACTTAATCATCTTCTTAACGCAAGCCCAAGGAATCATTGTTCTATCACCGAACGTAATTTCCTTAGTGTCGGCATCTTTGTCGTAGGATGCAAATACTTTTACGTGATGTCTATCTTTAGAAAATAACCAACCTTCATTAACAGGATATGCCAGTTTCATTCTATGAAATTCTTTGTCAGTGGCCCATCCTGAATCTGATAGGATATCACACCATTCAATCCGATACTTTGAAAACGGGATGTCGTTTGATTGTGTGGCGTTTACGAGTTTCTTTTTTCTTCTCGGTTTTCTTCTTTTGGGTTTTCTGTCTGCCATAGTAGTAGTCCGGGTTGTGTATCCGGTTGAACATATCAAAGAAATTCTCTTCGGTCATCTTTTCATATAAGGATATTTTAAAAGTAAATCAAAACTTTTAAAAAACATATTTGTGAAAGCAAAACTAGGGGTTTTTTCTGATATTGTAACGTCTGTAGTTTCTCTGTAATGCCTTAAAATTACAAAAAATCGTTAAATAACCATTGATATCATTGAATAATTTAAAATTGTAACATTGTAACGTCTACTTTTGAAAAAAAAAAAAAATAAAAACTGTTTTACTTTCAAAAAATCCTTATATAGGAAGTCTGCCTTATTTCTGCCTCATTTTAGACACAGATTTGCCAAGATTGTCATAATATTGACTAACTCTTTCCAAAAACCCATGCTGATAGGTCACAAATTCTGACCCATCTGTCACAAAACGCTGGAAAAGGTTGTCTTTTGTGCATATCAAAACGACACCTTGGGTGATTTTCGTGCCATAAATGTGATTATGAGCCATGGCGTATCCTCCAAGCTGCAAGAAATAGTCTCCAATCCACTCTCTTCGCTTAGGCTTGTTCGATTGCTTGAAGTCGCAAATACTCTCTTGACCATCATAAATGCCAACGACATCCGTGGCCCCCGCATAAAGTTCCGGGTAGTAAAGCGTCACTTCACTTCCCCATATTTCATCCAGGTCCGTGAGCCCTTGTTCGATAATCTGTTGGGCCATGATCCGTGCTTCTTTGCCCATGTCGGTAAGATCCACCCGGTTTTTCCCCGCGAGATAGTCCTCAAGAAACGAGTGCATCATCGTTCCCCTCGCTGCAGCTTGGTCCCTGACCCGTATGGCGTTCTCCTTTCCTATCCTCTCCTGCCACGCCTGCAAAGATTCTCTCTTCTCTTTCGTTTGCGTCTCGGCCAGGATGGTCGTGACACTCGGTAATTTTTCGTGGTTAACGTCGTAGTGACGTTTCCCCTGGATCAGGGACCTGGTGCACGACGGATACGTAAATTTTTTATTCCATTTCATAGTTTTCCTTAAATTCCATTCCTTTAAATTATACCATAGCCTTTTTTCAATTTCTTCCTGGTTCATGTTTATTATATTTTGTTAAATTGTCCTTAGCCCATAAGGGTTGTAAATTAGTATAATGAAAACATTTTCTTTGTTCAATTGGATCTGTTAAATCAAATTTAGAACATGGTTTAATATGATCAATGTGCCATCCATATTTACCATGATTCTCCCAACTCATGCCATCAAGGAATAAACGTTCAAGATGTTTTTTAGCATTTTTAAAAGAAGTGCCAATTAGTATTTCAGTTTTAGCACTTTTTACATTTTTTTTGATAACTTTAAGAATTCTATTAGATAAACACAGTCTCATTTTAAATTGAGGGTCTTCCTTATATCGGGCGTTTGCTCTAGCCACATGTCTAGCGGTAATTCTTTTTTGATTACGATAATAGTGATTTTGACTCCAAGTTTTTTTATTTTTTCTTCTCTCAGGATTTTCTCTCCATCTTTTTTGATCGTACGCTCGGTAATATTCTGCATTGAGTAATCTATTTTTTTTACCCTTTTCCTTTAAAATTTCACGATTATTATTATAATAAATTTTTTTTACAGCTAAATGACATTTTTTACATTCACCTCTAGGTTTAGCACTCTCCTTCCTTATATAGAAATCTGTAAAAGATTTAATAATATTACATTTACTGCACTTGTATTTTTTATTCCATTTCATGGTTCTCTGTTTCTTTAATTATCTTAGCATTATGTTTTTCCAGTCCTTGAGCGGTATTCTTCCATTTTTTCTTCTATTTTTAGAAATACCATAGACATCTTTCATTCCAGCTTGCTGAAGTTTTTCTAGATTTTTAGGATGAGACATTTGATTCAGAGCTTTTTCGTACATCTGTCGAATACGTTCTCGAGTGACATTAAAACGAAGACTCACTTCTTCAAAAGTACACTCGGTCTTTAGATCAATACCATGCAGCATTCTGACGACAGTTTCATAACGTGGAGAAAGTCCTTTTAATATTTCCCTCAGTGCTTTACCCGTATCTTTCTCCATTATCAGCATTTCGTGGTTACGGACAGGGTCAACCAGTTGCTTTAATTGTTTTTCCTCAACCTTGACCTCGAAGCTATGCTTTCTAAAGCCTTGGAGCTGTCGAGACGTGAACGCTTGCTCCACCGTTAAGCTTAAAATATCCAATAGTTCTTTAACCGCAGGAAACAAGTCCTTGTTCCGGTTTAAAGGAGGCTTACTCCCGTTGATAATATCGCGTACAAAAGGGGCGCTGAGTCCGTAAGCTTTGCAAAAAGCAGCAACGCTTTCGTGACCCTTCTCTTCCATGACTGATAAAAGTCTCTCGTTTCGTATGGTAATTTTTATTCTATAGTCTTTCATAATGTCAGACGGACGCCGTTGCGGTGCTAATAAAATCAAGAGGTTGGGAAGCCACCGCAACTGCTAACGAGACCGTCATCCCGATGTAAACGCTTCCGCCCCATCTCATAATTCCTTGTTCCAGTATTTTATATACTTTTCTAAATTCGTTTTAATTTTACATATCTTTTCATAAAACTGTTTGTAGATCTTCTGACCTTTCATGTAATTGCAGTCACCATGAACAAAGGAGAAATTATCAATGTGGTTATTAAGCCGGTCGCCGTCGATATGGTCGGCGTGCACGTCGTTGCCTTTGGCATTACGAACTTCTCCGCATAGCTTGCAGCGCATATAGGGATACACCAGTGGTTTGCCATCTTCAAAATCAGGTTCTCCCGTCCATTGATTCACGGCGGGAATCGGTTCTTTTTCAGACTTGATGCCCGGGAAAACTTTGCCAATGTAAGTCCAGACCCTTTGTATAGGATGTTTTAACATATCTTTATTCGCTTTGTACGTTGCTTTTTTGCTCCTTACGTGGACACCGTAGATAAAGCCTCTTGCTTTTTTGCGTATCTCTCCAAGTTTATAAATAGGAGGTTTATAAGGTTTTCTCTTGTCGTAAATAAATCCGTGGACCTTGCTGCAAATGCCTTCCTGCCTTTTTCGGTTGACCTCGCGGCTCTTTTCCTTTTGGCCTTCGCCGCAATGATAGGAAATGGATCCTTTGCTTAGTCCTGGAATGGCTTCCTGAATTTCGCGATAAGTATAATTTAAACTTCGCAGTTTAAGAATTCTCTCTTTTTTCCGGGACTGGAGGGAAGCGTTAGTTCTCATCCTTTGATCCATCCGTGTGTTTGAAAGCTATGATATTTTTCTTCCATGGTTTGAATACTTTTACCGCGGCTTCCAAGTTTATTGTCCCTATCCGTCCCCCATTTTAAATTTTCAGGAAGAAAATTGGTGCGATCATCGTCGATATGATTAACTTGGGGTTTATTTTCAGGATTGGGCATAGTGGCTAAGGCAACTAAACGATGCATTAATATAAATTGAGTTTGATATGTTTTGAGTGGCTTTTTATTTTTTGGTCTCATTGTGCGTTTATTTGATCTGGAAAGATTGGTGAAAGGATAGCCTGATCCACTTAGATTAAGAAACATTTGTTCCTGCTTATTACCTTTTTGTCTCCATTTATAAGCCCGATCATTTCTTACCGGCCAGTGAACGCGTTTAATGCATGGCCATATTTTCTGATGATACCGGGGCGCAGCGCCCTTTACTTCATGAAAAGGATGAATTCCTCCTGTAAGATATAATAAATAAGTGTTAGGTAAAACTTTCGGGAAGAATTTTTCTACCTTTATACCTTTATTTTTGATTCCATGTTTTTTAGATAGATTAGTTCGCATGTTTTTCGAAAGGACAACCCGCGACCCCGCAAGGAAATGTGATTTCCCGGGGACGAAGATTCTTTCCTGTTAAGTTGATATGGCATATAGGGCATGCACCCCGTGCCTCTAAATCGCCGGAAGGGCCGCCGATACGGTCGACCATCGACCAGTTCTTGGCTTTAATGTGTCCAGCGACGATTTTTAAACCTTCTACAATGTTCTCTGGTTTATAGTTTGATTTTAAAGCAGAAAGGATTAATTGCTTATAGGCTAAATGATCCTTGACTTTATTCTCTAAATCTTTGAGTTTTTTAGTTTGACCTGCCAAATAAACTTTAGCTTTAGCTTTCATATCCTTGATCTCTTCTTGGAGTCTTTTCAGAGGTTTATTATCCATTTATTTTCCTTTCTTTTTTTTGGCTTTAGCCGGTTTAATAGAGACGATGTTTTCCATAATAGATCTTCTCCAGTCACCCTTTGTTTCATCCCAATAGCATTTGATTAAGTTGCCGTTCTTCGCGACAAATTCATACTGTCTTTCAGGATTATAAGGTCGATTGACTCTTTTGCCGTCTGATCTAGAATAATATTTGATCTTATAGGCAGTGGTTTGTGTATTTGTACTCATATATTTCTCACCTACTTTCTATTTACTACATTATCCTACATCATACCTGCTTGTCAACTAAATTTTTAATTTTTATGGCATTAACGACATTTCCCGATACCGAGATCCGTGTGCAGTCGCTCTTGAATGGATAGACCCAATGTTTCAACCAGGCAGGGAAAATGTACATATCACCTGCTTTAGGGACGAAGGAGTGGTGCGTGACCGCTTCCCGTGTTCCATCTCCGTAGATGAAAGTCAGTCCTCCGGGACCTGCCGATCTTCCTTTATAGGCTTTATTTTCCTCGATGAGTTTGTCGGGCACATCCAGAAAAATAACAAAAGACAGAGTATCCGCGTGATCGTGAGGCGGGTTAAAGTCCCCCGGTCTTTGAAAATTAGCCCAGAGGACATTAAGTTGGTACTTTTCGTTAAAATCATCATCCTTGCTACCCGTCCATTTCTTCAGGGCGTCGTTATAAATTTCAAAGGCGCTGCTGAAAAATTTTTCAAATTTCTTGTAGTCCCTGAAAGCAACTTCCTTGATATTGACACCGGCAAGATGACTGGACCAGTCTTTTGTGCTTAGTTTTGCTTCCTCGAGGAACAGTTTTCTGTTCTCTTCGGATATTTGAAATTTCACCAGGCATGGTCCCCAGCGGAACATCATGTAGGGTATCGCTTTTTTATCGGCCATTTTTCCTTAGCTTTTTTGTGCTTCTCCAACAATCTTGAAGATATCGCGCCACTTGGTTTCTGTTTTAACTTTAGCGATCATTCTTCCTAGTTTATAGTGATAAGATTTCCTTTGGTCTGCCATATTTTGCTCCATTTAAACTGTGTTTAGGTCCTCGCTTCTTGCCTTTATGTGTGTTTCGATAGGACCGGGTGTGTCCGTCAACATTGCAGGATACTGTCATATTCCAGCCATTTTTCTTTAAAATTTGTTTTCTTATTTTTTCATGTACGTATTGAGGATTGCGTCCTGCGCATTCACAAATTTCTTTGAATCTTTCGCTTTTTCCCAGAAAAAAGCTTCTCGCTGAATCTCGTTCGATCTTGTCTACATGTTTTGAGAAGGCGTCGTGGGCAGCTTGCCAAAGAATAGCGATGAAAAGATGCTCTTCGGGTTCTTTAATTCGGTCTCCTGCAACATCAATAGGAGAAACCCAACCTGTAAAACTATTATTCGATCGCCCCATTAGTGTAGCATCCTTTTAGGTTTCTCATAAGGTTCGACTTCGGTTTCCATAACCGTGCGGATCATGTTGAGAAAACTTTTCTCGTCCAGATGAGTTTTATACAGACGCATGGCAATTGCCATATAGGTCGCGGCAACCATTTGTACTTCATAGTCCTCCATATAGTCGAGAGCGTCTTTAAAAATTTTTTCGTAAATTTTTTTTAATGAATCAGACATTGTAAAATGTATAGCGTACCGTTAGCTCTTCTCCTTCCTTCACATCCTGCGACGTAATTAAATTCCATTTCTTGTAGTTATACGCGTGGCCCTTGATATCTTCAGCGGTCATACGCAGTTCAACTTTGACGCAATTCGCTTCATTCGAATGATTAATGAATCCTCCGAGAGGAGTTCTGAATATAGTATCTCCGATCTTCAGATGACACATTCCTAGATTCGTGCCCTGAGCCATGCCTTCCTTGGCAAAGAGTCCTAAGCCATTGATTCCACTCTGTTTTATCGTTAATGAATCCGGTAGAGGTTTATACATCTTTCTTCCTTAATAATTTTTCCCAATCCGGTTCTTTATCTTTCGGAAAATAAGGTTCATAGCCTTGACCTTCCGCTTCTTCATCGTCTTTACCAACGATGGCCTGAACTTCAGGAACATAATGTTTTAAAGTATTCTCAACTCCACGCTGCAAAGTAATTTTTGACATTGCACATCCACTACAGCTGCCCGATAATTTTAAAGTAGCCACGCCAGTATCGGTGGCAAAGCTAATAAAACCAATGCTGCCATTATGAGCCGCAACGGACGGGGCAACTTTCTCTTCCAGAACAGTCTTAATATCCTTAACAATCTCATCATGTTCTCTCATCACATTCCTGCCTTACGAGCTTTTTCAACTTGGTCTTCAGTTTTTTGATTAAGTCTTTTATTTACCACTAGTAATTCATTTCTTTCTTGTTCAAGTCTCTGGTTTTCTTCAATTAAATATTTGTAATCAGGATCACGAAAATAGTCTTTACTCTGTGCAACTTCTGTTAGGTCGGCGATTTTATTATAGAGATCATTATTTTCTTTTTTAAATCTATCCAGTTCATCCTGTAACTGTTCGGACTTCTTTTTTAATTTTTCATTTTCTATAGCCATAACTTCAACAAGATCGGGTGGGTTGTTGTGACCGATGCCACCTATGCCGAGAGCTTCTTCTTGCCGGTCGGCGTCTCTATACTTTTCCAACTCCCTGTAAGTCTTCTCAGGAAATTCTTTCGCTAACTCGTGAAGAGTTTTTTTAGTCTGTGAGTCCCCAGGTTTTATCATAAATATATTTCTTTCCTTCTTTTACTCCTGCCAACGCTTTTTTCGCGTTGTTATAGGCATGTCCCTTTAGGCTTTTTTCTGTGCTCATAATTGTTAATACATCTACACCGTTATACACTTTAGCATACGTATTTTGACTGATGGCCAAAGAACTCCCGCTTGCTAAGAGCGCAAACTCAGAGCAACTAGAGCATGTAATTAAGATAACGCAAAGCATGAATATTTTTTTCATTGTTCAGTATCTCTCCTTGACTATTACACGCTTCACAACTAATAACCATCTTTAAATGAGGGTTACTTGCGTCTTCCGTTATCTTGCGATAACCATTGCCGAAGCATGCCGGACAAACAAATTTACTTTTTTCTAAGGGTTTCATCAAGGGCTTTTTTTGCTATTTCTTTCTGTGTTTTGTAGTCGGTAACTTTATCATCTAATGGAATTTTAAAAGTATCTGGAGTCTTTTCAATTTCAAAAGAATTTAAAATTTTATTCATAAGATCTTTGTAGGTATCGTTTCTTGGTTTAAAGTCTTTAAGTAGTTGATGGAGAATGGCATATAGAATAACTCTCGGATAATCGGTATGCATTTCAACGCCTTCAAATTTTAATAATCCACCTTTTTCATCTCTGTCTAAGCGGAGTAATGTTTCAACGTGTTCACGAATTTTTGCAACAGTGTGATCGCACATTTCGTTCATTGCATCTTTGAGATTACGTCTTTGCATTAGTTTGGTTTATCCTTTCCATTTTTTTCTT